AGTTATCAGCTAACTGAGCATTCTGTACTGCATCTGCTGCAATTTCAGAACTACCTACAGCACCATCAGATATTTGAGCTGATCCTACAGCGTCTGCGGCTATCTCTGAAGATCCAACCGCCCCGTCAGCTATCTGTGCTGAACCAACAGCATCTGCAGCAATTTCAGAGCTACCTACAGCTCCATCAGCAATCTGTGCTGAACCGACTGAATCAGCAGCAAGTTCTGAAGATCCAACTGCCCCATCTGCTATTTGTGCAGAACCTACAGCGTTAGCTGCAATCTCTGAAGCACCTACAGCTCCGTCAGCTATCTGAGCAGATCCAACTGCATTACCTGCAATCTTAGCAGATGTTACAGCATTATCTTTAATCTGTGTTGTACCTACTGAATCAGATGCAAGTTCAGACGATGTAACTGCATTATCAGCTATCTGTGCGGATCCTACAGCATCAGCTGCTATCTTAGGTGCAGTAACTGAGTTATCTGCTAAATCAATAGTTGCTATAGTACCATCAGCTATTTTAGCACTTGTTATAATTCCATCTTTAATATCAGCTGCAGTTATGTTTTGATCTTTCTCTTCAGCAATTGCATAAAGAGCTTGTTTTTGATTATTATTTAAATCTACTGATCTAACTGAACTACCAGCTTGAAATGTTGCTTTTGGATCATATTCACCAGAAGTCGTTGATATATCTGTATCACGATATATACGAATAAGTGCTGCACTAGCAGGTATATTACCTGAAGTAAATTCTACTGTACCACCACCTGTTGTGGTATAATTTGTTATATTATAATGTGTACTGGGTGTTTTTACAACATTATCTACTTCGACTTTTACATCGGATTTTTGATATGAAGGGAAGGTAAAGGTTTTGTTATTATTACCATCCCCAGTATAATCTATGAATGTTGTTGCCATAATTTATTAAATGATTTATTGGAGAGGTTACTTATTTTTTAAGTTTAACACCCCTTGAGCTTCTTTCATACTTTGTTGATCTAATTGAAACTTTCTATCTTGAGATTTTTTAATAAGATTTATTTGTTCATTTTTTAATTTTATTATTGCAGGATGAGTTTGAACTTCTGGTTGAGCCCAAGCCCTACTTCGCCATTCCTTAAATAAGGCATCAATTTCCTGATTATGTCTATATATCTTTATTTGACCTGGTAATCCTATATTACCTTTTCTAATATCTTCATACATTGCTTTAACAGAAGCTTTTATATATGGTTGTTTTGCTAAATGATTTAAATGATCTTCTAAACTTAATCCATTATGATCTCTATACTGACCAATAGCCTTTCTAAAGATACCTCTAGCTTTGGCATCTTGTCTTAAGTTTATACTTGGTGTAGTTGGGGAAGTCATTACAGACATTCTAAGATTATAATTACTATTCCATAAAAGCATTCTGCCTCTATTACTGATTAATCTTAATGTAATAGGAGATATAGCATTATAAAATCCTTCAATTAAATTCCAATCTCTAATTGGCTCACCATTCAACATATCTCTTTTCACTTCTAATGGATCAACTGCTATTGATTCAAAGATTAAATTACGATTACGAACAGAATCTGTAATGCTACTGTTTAATTCTCTCATCCTTGGATTAAGAATTTTACTTGCATCATTTCTAAGTGAAGATAATGGTATTTGGTTATTAGCTATATTACCTGCAATTGTTGCAAAATTCGTATGACTTGAAGGTGTTAATAATTCAACAAATTGACTTAAACCTTGTAAATAAGATTTACTAGTAATATTACCCATTACAGCAAGACTAACCATTTGTAATCTATCTTCAGCCCAGTCTGGACCCATTAAATACATATTATCAGCAATATCACTTACAGCAGAAAGAATAGTATTATATGGTTCAAATGTTTCATAACCAACTTGTATTCCAAAGTTAGTTATTGTATTACGTTCCCATTTAGTATCTTGCCATAATCCACGTTTCTGTGCATCTTGTGGACCATTACCTGTTAATCTACCTTCTATCTTAGCTTGAGCTGCCATCATAACAACAGCATGTCCCATTATCTGTCTACCAATAATAAGATTTTTAGCTTGTGCTAAATCTGCTGCATTATTAATACCATACTGTGCAACATTATCTAAGTTTTTAGGGCTAGCTGTTAAAATATCTCTAGATTCCTTTAGAATAGCACCAAGAATAGGAGTATTCTTAGCATTCATCATAAGACCATTTACACCTGTTCTAGCAAATAAGAAGAAAGGTTTAACTATTGGAGTTTCTTGGAATGCTTCTTGTAATTTTTTAGAGAATCCTTGTAGCTCTTTTGTTAAAGTTACTTCTTTAAATTGTTCATCAAGTCGTAAATCTCTACCAAGATCTAAATCACCAGCATCATCTAGATAACGTTGATAATGTAAATCTTCAGCTTTTCTTAAAAGGTCTGGTGTAATTTCTTTGAATTGACCACCTTCAACGCCTTCCATGACTTCTCTAAATGCTAACTCTTTAGATCTAAGTCTAGCCATAATGTACCTAAATGTATCATCAGTAGCTGCAAGTACACGAGGAGACCAGTTAAATAGTTTATATTCATTTAAACCTTTAGCTATATTACCTACTCTAAATGCCATCTTATCCCATTCATTACCATTCTGTTCTACCCATTTACCCATTACTTCCCAGTTAGTATCTCTAATTGGTTCAGTATAACGAGTATGTATAGTAGACATATCACCACTAAACTTGGCATTTAAATTAGTTTTCATTACTTGCCAAGACTCTGGTATTACTTCAAATAGACCTTTGAATGAATATGCTGAACTTTTAACTGCACCAAAATCACCAGTAAGACCTGATCTTGCAGTAGCTCCGATAAGAGTTTGTAATTGATTTACAACAGTATTACTTGTAGTACCAATAAGTGCTCTTGCTGGAGTTTTAACGCTACTTAATATAGAGTTAACAAACATTTTTTGTAATTCTCTTACTGTAGCACCTGTTCTATTTGATGAAATATTTGAAAGTCCTCTACCACCCCATAACTTAGCTCTCATCCATTTATCAAAATCTGCCCAATTTTGTATTTTATTACTCATTGAGAAGACTTCTAGGATACCATCAGCTAATTCTTGTGAGTTAGAATCTTTCATCATCTTCATCATCATCCTTACACCATCTACTGTTTCATCATGTAATTCATCTAGACGTTGAGAGATTTCTTGTGCTGAAGCTTTTTTAGCTTTTCTTTTCCAGAATCCTGTTTGTAATTTACTAAATTCAGTTGAATGTAAATATCTTGAACGCTTAACATTTTTTAAACCAAATATTAAACGATCTTCTATACTTTGCATTAAACCATCTTTAGCCCAAATATCTGTATGATCTTTCATTTCTCTAGCAGCAATGCTGAGATCACGTAATTGTTTAAATAAGGAACCATTTACTAAATCAGCAACAACTACATTCTCCATAGACCAATAGTCAAAGTTCTTTGAAGCTGGCCCTTGACCAGTTCTAGCTGGTAAATCATCTAATATAGGTTTCCAAAATTCATCATCAGTAAGTTTTGTAGCATCTCTTCCAAGCATTTCTTGATAACGTTTGAAAGCAGGTCTAAATACTTCATAAACAGTACGTTTGTTCTGCTTTATTTCTTCAAATACGTCTTTAAATCTTGGATCATCTCTATACCTTTCAGCTAATTCTCTTATAACATTTGCTTCTTCACCAGCAGTTGTTGCTGTACGTCTAGCTCCTGCAGGTGTAGTAACCGAACCTGTAGAACCTAAATCAGTACCATTCCAATTATCGTCTAAACGATTTAATTGCTGATGAACAGTGAATGGATCACTTGTAGAATTAGGAGAACCTTGACCTGGTTGAGATTGAGGCTTATGAGCATGTCCTCTGTGTCTAGACCTATTCTTAAATGATTTATAAAGTTTAAATAACTCTTGTTTTGTTTTAACTCCTTTAATAGCATCTAAAAAATCTTGAGGGTATCTACTACGATTTTGCCATAGCTTTTCTAGCCATTCAGGGCTTTTAAAATTAAAGTTTCTAAAACTTAAAAGATCATTTAAATCAGCTCTTAAAGCTTCTTTTTTAATTGGATCTGTAGTTTCATCAACTAATTTTTGTACATTACTAATAGCATCTTCTAAATCATTACCAGGTAATTCTCCTTTTATACGTTGTGCATTGACTTCTGGTCTAGGTGGTAATACGTCAACATCAATAGTTTCACCAGTTAATTGTCGATCTAGATTTATTTCTTCAAATATTTCTTGTTGACCTTTTTCTTTTATTTGAATATCAACATTATTTTTTCTTGCTTGTGCTAATGCTGCACCTCTTTCTCCACCAAATCTACCTAATATAAAATCAAATAATTTAGCAAATCCCATCTCTTCTAAAACATTTTTAAATGTAACTACAATAGGATGATCATCATCTTTAGTAGCTATTAATCCAAAAACATGTTCTGTCCAAGGTACTCTTCTTGTAATTTGACTAGTAACATTATCACCTTGAGAATATTCAGATATAGCAGCGAATGCACCTTCTTGAGCTATTATATTTTTTACTCCAAGTCTTCGCATTAATAAAGCACCACCACCATAATGAGTGATACCTTGGGTTAACTTACCCCACCAAGAATTTTGCCAAGGATCTGGTATATTACCCATTGGATCCCAGTCAGGTTTATATGGTTGACCAGTTCTAGTGTCAATCATATAACCATCTTTTCTAGCCATTTGACCAGAAATCATATCAGCCCATCTTTCAGGAGCTGTAAGTACAGAAGAAATTAAATCTATACCACCTTTTTTTACAGAATTAGCAAATTCTAATCCAGGTGCACCTTCTTTAGTTAAAGCATGTTTTCTTTCTAACCAAATTCTTGCTGCTTCTAATTTTGAATAGTTACCATAAATTTCTGGATACTTTTCATAGTAACCAGGTTTACCTTCATCATCTTCATATGGAATTTGTAAATTCAATTCCTCAAATCGTGGGTGATTGCGTAAATCTTGCCCATCAACAATTAGATGATCAGTTTCTTTAGTTGTTGTATCTGGTCCTTGGACCTCTTCAGATGAGCCATATTTTCGCTCATTGAATTCTTGCCGCCATTGATTTCCTTTTTGGATATCAGGTCCGGCTCCAAACCTGTAATCTCGTATTTCAAGAGGTTCTGTTTCATCAAAATCTTGTAATAGATCACTTTGTTGGTTTAATTGCTCTTCATCCATTTATTATTTTGAGGAAAATTGATAAGCTCTTTCTAGATACTTAGGATTATAAGTGAATCCATACATATCAGTATAAAACTTAACTTTACTATCATCAGAAACTTCTGTAGAACCTGCAACATTGTCCTCAAGGTTCTCAGGAAGTGTTTCAGTCCAATTACCATCCACTAGATATTCAGTAATATTGAATAATTCTCTACCTCTTTTATTACTAGAACGTCTAGTCCTGATGTCAACAGGTATTCCTTGGAATTGTGGTGAATCAAACTTACCTTCAGTAGGTTTTGTTGTACCTTCTTTTTTAGATCTATATCCCTGTTCTATTTCTCCAGCTTTTAGTTCCCATTCTGCTAAAGCTTTTCTATATTCATTCATTGCAGATCTAGAAGCACCCTTACCTTTTACTTTAGGAGGCTCAGGTTTTGGTCCGATTTGATTTACAATAGCAGCTTTCCTTTCTTCAACTAATCCTTGAGCAGCATGAGCTGGTCCTTCGATGATATTTAATCCAGAAAAAGGTGATTCAACTCCTTCTGCAAATAAACTCTCGTCAGTAAAGTAAGGAGATATAACTGGACCTGTATAATTTAATGCTTCAGCATTTATATTTTGGTTTATATCTTCTAATACAACTTTAGCTTGACTTTGTTTTACTTGATTAGTATTTGAATTTAAAAGTGTTAGAATATCATTATTTTCAGGAGAAGAAAGTAATGCATAAGCTGGTGGTTTAACACCAAATCCTTCTTCTATACCCGCAGCTTTTAGTTGAGCATCTGCTATATCCCAACCAGTTAAATCTTTAAACGGTCTTGCTATAGCAGTAAATACATGAGGAACTTCTTTATCACCAATAGATGCTCTTAGTGCTAAATTTAAAGGAGAACCTAGTTGATCTATTTCTCCCATACCTGGTAAAACGTTATTAGATAAATAATTAAGTTTATCTTTTTGACTGGTATATCCAAATAACTTACCATTACCTAATTTATGTATGGTATTTTCACCTGAATTAATAATAAATTGATCAACTTTACTAAGTTCATTTACATTACTTAGATCATAAGGATCCTTTGTATAAAAGGAAGACTTATAAAGTGCATTACCAATACCTGCTTTAAGATTTCCCTTTTGATCCCATAATCCAAATTCATCTCTAGTTGCACTCATTGCAATTTTATGAGCTGTATTAGGTTTTTCACCATCAGCTATTGCATTATCTCTTTCAGTTTCATAAAAGGCAAGGGCATTAAGTTTTACTGAGTTCCATTTACCTTTAGCCTGATTTTTATTTAAACCTGTTGTTTTAAAAGCAAAATTAGTCCATTCTGTAATTTGAGACTCAGATTTCTTATCGTATTTTTCATACAGTCTAGCTATATCTTCATCACTTTTAACCCATTCATCAACTTTATCATATACATTATTAGATACATTTTCAATATCAGCTGGTATAAGAAATCCTCTAGCTCTTCTTAAATTTGTTAATCTTTCTAAATCAGCCTCATCATCTCTATCTTGAAGTGATCTAAAATTCTTAATAAAGTCAGGTTCCCATTCTAAGCCAGTTGCTAGTTGCCATCTTTCCGACCAATCATTTAATTCGTTATCTGAAAGATTACCACCTTTACTACGAGAATATCTTTGGAAATCATTTCTAACTGCTAAACCAGCAGTTGTAAATTCAAGCTGTTCTAATTTTTCATTCTCAGCTTGTGCTGTTATATACTCTTCATCTAATTTTAAAAATCTACGTTTCCAATGTTTTCCAACAATAACTTTTTGCTTATTACCATTATGATCAGTAATAATAATTGATTGATTTTTAATATTGTTATAAGCGTCAGGGGTTATTATACCAAGATCCATATTAGCTTTCATCAATTTAAAAGCTTCATCTAATGCACCAGAACGACCAAGTAAATTACCTTGTCCATCTACAGTTGTAGCGAATGTATCAATTAAAGATTTAAAATCTAAATCTCTTGTAAAAGTATTAGAAGCATTTTCTCTTATACGTTGAGATTTTTCAATTGCTTGTACTTCTCTCCAATCATTTAATTCTGCATGATTAGCAACAATAGCTTCTTTATAAAAATATTTAGATAATAATACTCTATTAACACCAAGTAAATTATTATCTATCATATATTGTTTGCGAAGCCAATTCATTGCTTGACGCTTTTCTTCCTCAGTATCAGCTGTAGCAGGAGTAAAAGTATAAGCTCGTCCATCCTCATCATAACCTTTAAAGATTATATCATCACGTTTTAAAGCTCCTTTAATATAATCTTTATATTGTTCACCAGCTACTCTAGCTTTTTCTGCAGTAAACGCATATAAACCCCATCCAGATAAATTCTTAATATCTTCAGAGTTCTCAAAAGTACCTCCTGAGTTTAATGTATTAAGAGCAGCTTCATCAGTAATACTTTTATTCTTCTTTAATTCTTCTACACCTTTCTCATGTTCTTCAATTTCTTCTTCTGGTAATCCAAAAATATTAGTACCGTTAAAAGAACTGATTGCAATTTCTTTACCATTTCCAAACTTTTTATTTATCTCATCCATACTCCATGGATTTGGTGTATGTTCTGTAGGTTTAATCTTAGGTTGTTTTTTAATTTCTGCTTCAATAGCTTCTTCACCTTTTTCTATTTCCTGTTCTCTTGCTAAAGCTGTAGATTCATCTATTTCTTTTTTAATTCTTTCTGTTTCTCTATGTACTAAATGTCCTGAAAGAGTAGAAGAAAAGTCCATTAAAGATTTTAATTTCCCTTCATCGTATTCTCTTTGATTTTCAGCACCACTAAAATTTATTTTACTTTGATAATCAGTAAAATTAGCACGATCTGTAGCTTGTTGTTCTAATTGACCTGCTATTATATCTGAAGCATTAGCCATAATTATTTATGAAAGGAATACATTTTGCTGATCAAAACCTAATTGGTTTCTATTCTCTTGTCTTTTTTTAGCACCAGCTCGACCACCCAAATCAGCTAACCACTCAGGTTGTACAAAGCTTGGATTAGGTTCTGGTTGAACAGGAGGTTGACCATAACCCCAATTTGGATCAGTATTCCATTCTGATTCAGGTTGAGTTGGTCGATCAGGTTCATATGTTTCTGGTGGTTTAAGTTTATCATATAATTGATTAGCTTTAAGATGTTCTCCAGCAAATCCTAATAACAATTCACCAATACCTGGTTTACTCTTAAATGCACCTGTTCTTGGTGGTATCTTAGGTACAGGAGTAGATAATTGAGCTGCTTGACTAAGTTTAGCTTGTGCATTAAGCATTGTATTGAAACGAGAATCATTCGTTAATCTATTATAATCTTTATCAGCAATTACTTTACTAGCAATTCCTATTTCGTTAGATGCAAAATTTAAAACAGCTTTTCTTCTATTTGCGAACTTTGCACCTCTTTTACCTTTAGCGCCTTCGCCACCTACATCATTTGCTAACATTGAAGCATAAGCTTGTTGCGTTTTAATACTAGCATCTTTTACTGCAATCCATTGCTTAAGAGTATTGAAAGATTTTTGTTCAACATAGCTTTGCCAAGCTTGATCAACTTGTTTCTCTCTGTCAATATTTTTAGAAGTCCAATTGACTTTTTCAGCATTCCAGTCAGAATAATATTTATCTCTTCTAAGATAAAAATCATTTAAGACTTGTTGATTGTAATCATCAGCAGCTTTACGTCTTGCATTCCAGCCTAGAAGTTGTCGTCCAAAACCGAAGCCACGGTTCCAATCTGCAGTGTTACGAGCACCAGCGTCACCGCCTTCACCGCCACCAAAGAAGTTACCTAATAAGTTACCTAACATTGATTTTACAAAATTCTATAAAGGTTATATTATTGGGACCATATGAAATTTCCCTTAGAAATTTAAATCCCAAGAATCTAAGGAGTTTTATGTGAGTTTCATTTCTTTTATCAACAACATTCCAAAGAAGGTTCTCTGGCCTACTGTTTAACATTCTTAAACTATCTTTTACAAACTGTCGTGGAAATTCTTTTATAGTATTGGTACATAACATCCATAGTCTACCATCTTTCATTATACCACCTATAGCGGCAATCTTGCCGTTAGGTGCTTTCCAACAATGACCGTTTGGACTTTTAAGAGCATTAGTTACAATAGTATCTATATTTTGATAACCATGTCCCTCAAAACATTCTCGTTGATCTGTAAAAATTAAATTAGAGGCTACTGAAATAGCAGCCTCTTTTGTAAGTGGGTGAAAATTTTTAAGCACGACTATAAAATTTATTATTATAATCACCTTCCCATGTCATTGAATGTAATGTAGCAGGGGTCGGATGATCAGAAGTTAGTTGTACAGTTAAATTTGTATTACGTTCATAAGCAGGTATAGTATGTATATATTCATCAGCAATTGGTATTGCACTAGAATTATATGTATCCCATTCTAAAGATTCATAAGTTTTAGTATAATCTTTTTTGCCTTTACGTTTTAATGTAGAATTTATAACACCTACTGAACCAAAATTAAAATTCAATCTATGTACAATTAATGAAGCTCTAGTATCAGATCTAGTTTTTTCACCTACACTTTGAACTGGGTATATAGTAGGTAATTCTACTAACCAATCAAAAAGGTAACCAATAACTACATCTCCATCAGTCCAGTCTCCATCCCATTCTATATTAGTACCTACAATACTAGCTAAAGCATATCTACCAAGGTTATCAGCTGAACCACCAGAAGAATTTTTATTAACATATACTGCTAATTGTCTATCAGTATGTATAAATCCAGCAGGTTTTGTTACACCTGTTCGTTTAGTTGTTTCTGAATAACCTAATTGAGCAGCAGTTATATCTTTATGACAATCTAAATGTACTTTATAAATATCCGGTGAAGTACCTACTGTTAAAGTATCATCTTGAGTTTTAACATCATAAGCTTCTAAATTATAATCACTTCCAACTTTTACAATAGTATAATATACATCATCCATTATGGTATGATATACTAAATTAGCAGGAAGCTCCCATCTAAACCAAGCTGATTGTACTCTTTTTTCACCAGTATTATAATATTTATAACCCCAGACATCTCTTTTATCAACAGAACCAAATAAAACTATATTATTTTCTTTTGAAGTAGTTGGTAAAGTAATATCTATAGGAAATTTTTTTGAAATAATTTTAGACTGTTCAATTATAGTTGGTTCACCTTCTCGTCTAACTTCAGCCATTTCATAAAATCTAGCATTCTTTCCAGTACTATTTATAAATCCAGAAGTTATACCTAATGAAAATGGTTTTGTTTTATGATTAAAGTTGTATGCAGAAAGATAATTTAATTTAGCTGTATTAGCAGCAAATACATCACTATCTGTTGTCAACATAAATTGCTGATTAGAACTGAATACTATTAATCCACTATTAACTTCTGTTGCATCATACAAAACTGTTGGTAAAGTTGAACTAGATGATATATCTATTGGATCATCATTTGTAATTGACTGAGCTGATTTAGACCAGAAATTAAATTCATCATTTGTTCTGGAACAGACAACTGTATCACTTGCTAATACAACTAACCTACTTCTAAATAATAAAAGCTTATTTATTTTCTCACCAAGAAATGATGGTGAAGGGTTACTAGATTCATCTCCTACTAACCTATCAACCCATTCAATAGGTTGTACTTTAAATATACCATTAGAGTAACTTTGACTACCTGTACCATTAATATTATATGTACTTGGTAAACCTCTAACAAGTTTAACAGGCATTGTTGTATTATCAAAAGTAATTGGCAGATCAGGTCCAGTGCATTCATTCCATACACCTGTACCAAATCTAGGACTAGCTAAAGTTTCATTGCTTCCAGCAGTTTGGTTATCAGCCTTAAATTTTAAATAGTAATCATCATCATCTTCACCACTATTGGAGATTTTAACAATCATACCATGCCTAGCATTCATTGGTAAATCACCAATTGTTTGAGCTGATCCAGCAACAATACTTAAAAGTTGAGGCTCTGGTGTTGTGATATTAAAAGCAGAAGCTCTAGAAAGGTGTAAAGAATTTCCACTAATTGATGTTGTAATAACATCACTACCACCACCTGATATTCGAGCTGACTCAGAAGCATCTATAGCAGCTTTTAAGTCACCTAAAATACCATTTGCTGTAACAGCTTCATCAACACTAGAAGAAGTAGCTGCAGGTCGTATAGCACCAATATTAGCTCTAGAAACTATGGATGCATGTTTAGTTATTTTTAGATCATGGCTAAACCCATTTTCCATAGTTAAGGTTGTGGTATCATTTTCCTGCCAACCTTCACCACCAAATTGTAATTGAACAAATGGTGAATAAGAATTATTATACTGTGCTCCTGAACTTGCTGTTCCTACATTAGCAGGATCAACAACAGGAATACATCTCACATCTAATTCTACTCTTAAATTATTACCAGTTCTAGAGCCACCTCCTAATGAAACACCAGTTTTAGTTAGAATTTCTCTTGCTTGATGACCACAACTACCATCATCATCACCTCCAGTTTCAATACCAGAAGGGCTTCCAGTTAAAGCAATAGCAGTAGCTCGTGTAGTTGTAGCTGTAGCAGTACTTGTAGGATCAAATATATCTACAGCATATTGTTTGCCATAAGAAACTGTTTTTAATTCAATAATAGCTTCATGTAATGCAGCTGGAGATTTATCAGAACCACCAGTTTTCATGGCTGTGGTAACAGTTCTATTAGTTAGAAATGTATGTTCATTTAAAGTTAAGCCTTGTATATCATTACTATCTGTCCAACCTGTTAAATAAGTACAAGCATTAGTTCCTGGTACATCATCATAACCAATTGGAATCGAAGCACCATCACTTGTTCTCCATACTTGTACAACACCTGATGTATTAACATTACCAATAAACTGGGTATCTTCATCAATATAAATATGAAACCAACTTAATGTACCACCATTTGGAGTTATAGCTGATACTAGTTGTCCTCCTGGACGTTTACTTAATCCACGAGTGACATCAGGTATCGCATTTTTTATATCTACTAACTGACCTGGGGCTTTTAATTCGTCTGGTTGTTGAGACATCCCCATGACATAGTTAGGTACTTGTTGTGTAATACCTGCCATTAGCGTCTTAAAGATTTATAAGGTTTATATGAGTGATAAGTGTTTTCACGAGGATGTCCAAAGAAACTATGATCTCCTTGATTACATTCGTATTCCATACAATTTGCACGAGCATTTTGTTCTTGAACAGTTAGTAATTGTACTAAAGTAGAATTACCTACTAACTGTGTTGCAGCTCTGGCTGCAGCTTTATATGTAATATATCTTTGGAATACTGAAGGTACATCTACAAATTCATATAGATAAACTATATCTACATAAATTTCATCATCAAATTCAAAAGGGGTATTGCTAGTTGAATTGACTTCTAATTTATCATAAAGTTTTTTAACACCATTATCACTTTTAATGATTATATCATGATCTCGATTACCTGGATCATGAAAATCCATTCTTAAAATATTATTACCTACTAAAATTTCTTTATTAGCATCTGGTTCTTTCTTAACATATTCTTCTTTATTAAAGTGCCACCCTTCATTTTGAACATCTACATTACATTCTTTGAAAATATTGTATATGAAAGCAATTTCTGGATTTTCAAATGCACCTGTATCTGTAGCTGAATCGTAGTCTAAAGTTGTTATAGGTGCTTGTCCAATTGCTCCCAGTATTGTATTAACTGCGGATAGTTCGGTATCGGGATCAATAGTAGTGGGAGCTGGCATAAAATTATAAATAAAAAAAAGAGGAGCCGAAGCTCCCCTTTAAGTGTACATTAGAATGCAGCAGGTGCAGTACCTGTTCCTGCATATAGTTCAACAGCAGCAGCTGGATTAAGATAATCCGCCCCCATTGCTAAACGTCCGAGGATAACATCACCTTGGTAGATGACTGATACGTCCCCGCTGGTTACTTGGACTTGTGGGCCAAGGGCTTCTACAACCCCTGCGGCTTCCTTCTGGAAGATGACTCCGCATGAGTTCATGAAGTTTGTTTGTGTACCATACTCATTGTTGATACCTGTAACAGAGTTACGGCCATCTTCAACGGATACTTGAGTAAAGGAACCTTTGTTTCCTACATCAGTGATGCCAGGGTTAGTACCAGAAGCAGCTCCACCAAGCTTAGTACCGTACTCTCCGAAGAAAGGTACGTTCATAGACTTGTAGATCTTGATTCCAGCAATCTCATAGATACCCTTACCTGATTGTAGAGCATCCCCTTGCTTATCACGATTAACTAGGTAAGCTCCTAAACCTGCGCCATCTAGCCCTTTAATAAGTGCATAGTATTGACGTGGGTTAAGTACGGCTACTCTACCGTCAGAACTTACACCCTTCTCATCTAGTGCTCCAGCGGCATCATAGAAGGCTGCTACTAGAAGATCTGGGTTGATTGCATCGTCAGCATTACCTGTACCAACACGTATCTGAGAACCACCTGGCTCTACGAAATTAGTCGCAGATACAGGGCTAGGCTTACGAGCACCACGAACGATACTACGGAAGATTAGACGGTCATACTTCTCAGCTAGAGCGTAACCGATTTTTTTAGAGATTTCACCTCTTAGGTCATAATGCGCAAGAGTCTCATCTAATTCGTAAACGAATGCGGAGCTAACAAGGAGATCATCAATTGTGATCGTCTTCTCAGCTACTGGAGGAGCTTTGTCAGAATTTCCTAATATACTGTTTCCAGGAGTATGATACTCAGCAGTTGTGCGACCCGTGTAAATGAACTGTAAAGACTTACCGTTCTTTAGAGTACGCTTAGTAACTAGATCCCTTGCAATTGTGTTGCGTTGGAATCCTTTGAATAACTCTCCCGAAAACAGCTTAAGATAAAGAGCTCTGGTGTCACCCGTCAGGTTAGCTTGTCCTAACTGGACAACCTGGGACGGGTTAACGGAACTTTGATGTGCCATTATTTCGGATAAAATTTAAATATTAACTTTCTTCAGCTGAAAATTTTTTGATCAATTTGTTGTGGTCTATCCCACCGTCTAGACGGCTAAAGGTATCCTGCGTACAGGGCTAAAGCCAATTAGTCAGAAGTCCGACACTGAGGTGCTTCTGACCTATGATAGTTTACATGTAATGTTTCTATCATGATGAGAAAGGATAACAGTAAGAATACTATTATCCATAACTCATTAATTTTACTCACCCAAGAGGGCTTCTTCAAGAGAATTATATTCAAGTTCTTCATCAACACCTGGAGGTTGTACATCACTAGGATTAGTATCAACAGGCTCAGGTATTGGTGTATAAGAAGTTACAAAAGCTCTTTCTTTATCACTTTGATGAGCCATTAGAATTTAAACTTAGCGCCTATTTTTGTACCATAAGCTGTATCATTAACTTCATCTGTAAGGAATGAAACCTCACCGTAGATGTCTAACTTCTCAGAAGCAGCAATGGATAGTCCACCTTTGCCAGAGAAATCTGTGTTACCGTCAGCTCCATCAGGAGAAGTAAAAGCAGGACCACCTTGAATGTAATATCCAAGAGAACCTACATCACCTTCATAACCTAGATGAAGATCAGTTGCTCTACCTGTAAAATTATTTCCTGTATAAGATGCGTTTGACTCAGCGTTGATATAAACGCCAGCCATTGCAGGAGCTGAAGCGAATGTAGTTGCCGCTAGGGCTAGTGCAATTTTTTTCATGTTAAATTAAATTAAGATTTTTTAGTGTACTCTACACCACGATACTTGAGTGTCATAATGATCTCCAGTACCACAACCCCGTTCCATGTTGTGGATGCATGCGTCCTAATTAAAGGATGAACGGACGTGATGTTTATTTTTTAGGAGGTCTGCCTTTTTTAGTACCGTAAGTACCTTTACCTTTAGGCATATTCTGCCTCCTTAGTTGCCGCTAAATCTAGCGGGAAATTATGAGCGTTCCTTTCATGCATCACTTCCATGCCTAAGTTAGCACGGTTGAGTACGTCTGCCCAAGTGGGGACAACCCTACCATTTGAGTCCACAATGGATTGGTTGAAATTGAATCC